ATCGAACAACTCCCAACCGAATTAAAGCGGTATTTTTGGGATGAGGCGAAAAAATACACCGAAGACCATGAGCGTCGAATCAAAGCGGCCAAGATTATCTATCTCGTCGATCAACTCTGCATCCCGGCAACTGACGGCGGGGCAACTGACGACTTACGCCCTTCGGGTGCTTAACGCTTGGGGATGCACGGTGTGGCGGCAAAATAACCACGCGACACGCGGTCGGAAGTTCATCGGGATGAAAGGCGTTCCGGACATTATCGGACATGACTTGGAAGGTCGAGCGGTGTACGCGGAGGTCAAAACGGTGAGTGATCGATTGTCAAAGGATCAGGTGGAGTTTATGAGCCTTGCGACTAAAAAAGAATGTTTGGTGTTCATCGTTACGGAGGTCGACGGGGAACCTGACATGATCGGATGGGAAAAATACGTGAATGACAAGGTCGCAAATCCTTGAGGCCATGTATTCCGATCCGGATATTTCAGCCGCGATCGGGAAGATGGATCCGCCGGAACTCCGCGACGATCTGCGGCAAGAGATCTTTTTAGTGTTGGCCGAAATGGACGAGGCGTTATTAATCCAACGCCACCGGGAAGGTTGGTTGAGGTACTACATCGTCCGCACGATGCTAAACATGATCAAGTCGGATCGATCAACATTTTACAACCGATTCCGGCGAGGATTCGAGGAACTTGGTGACATTGGCGAACGGATACCGGACGAAGGCGCGGAAGGGGCGGAGAAGTCAATCGAGGGGCATCTCTCCGGCTTGCATTGGTACGAAAGGAAGTTGATTGAGATATATTCCGAGAATGGACGAAACGTGGCGAAGATTAGCCGGGAAACCGGGATACCTTATCGGTCGCTATTTAAGACGATCAAAAAAACGAAACGAACTTTGGCGAAGGATATAAAACAAGGCGAGAAACCGACGCGTATCATTCGCGCTCGACTCACGGTGGAAATTGCCGTCGGAAGGGATGCCAACACGGACGAGGTTTGCGATGAACTCGAAGCGATGCAAGATGGGATATCAGAGGCGATAAAGAATCGTCCGGCATTCCGAAGGATGTCGGATCTGCGAATAATTTTAACACGAAACACATAAAACGAAACACATGGAAAAACAAGGGGCGGTCGAATGGTTCATTGATAATTATGATGTAAAATCGATAAAAAAATATCGTGAAGTTGTTGAAAGAGCGTATAAAATTGAGAAGGAACAAATAAAGGCGGCATATAATGCTGGATATCTTGATGGTGAAATGGATAGCAAAAATCCATCGAATGGGGATGTGGCAAAATTTGATGATGCAGAAAATTATTACAACGAAACCTTTGGCAAATGATGACAATAATCGCCTCCGCATTATTTACGTTCTGGTTTGCCACATTGTCCGGACTACCGCAAAAATGGAAACTCCCCGCTCGTCCGTTCGGATGCGTGGTTTGTTTGCCCGTGTACGTATCCGCCTCCCTATATTTCGCGCCAGATTGGGTATCCGAAGCGACCGCCATCGTTTTCGGATCTCCGATCGTCGCTTGGCTATTTAACAACATGATGAAAAATCTCAAAAACAGATCACATGATTTTGACGCAAGATGATCGGGGATTCCTCGACGCGCACAAAGTATATTTCGAGCAAGCGAAGATGAATTTCCTGCACGGGTTCAGTCCATGGGTAATGGATAGATTCAACGCGATATTTGTGAAGTACGTCCAGCCGGGCTATGTCCTGACTCCGTGGTGTCCGTCATGCGTCGTCGAAATGGTGCAGAAACTCGCGGCATGGTACGACGGCATCATTGATGAGGAAATGTTATCGCTGCAAGCCGGAGCGTCGAACGTAGCCGCGCAATTCGTTTTCCCGGATGATCTTGATTTTGTTCCGATTAATATCGACGATGAAAAAAAGGAATTTAGTTTTAAGGCCGGGGACGTGGCAAAAGCGATGGGACTTGAATTTACGCTGCCAATGGGCGATCCTGAAACAATCACCGTTCAGCGCGGGGATACGGTAATGGATGCACCGATCAAAAGAAAAGCGGGTCGCCCTAAAAAAGCAAAATGAGGATCCTTGCCGTCACACAGCCGATGAGCGGGGTAGGATATCACCGCGTCATGCTCCCGCTTTCCAAGATGCCGGGGGTTTACGTCCTGTTCACGGATTTCATAAATGACGAGGTATTGGAGCGCGGGTTCGACATCGTCATGTTCAACCGATACATCCCGGGCGTTGAACTCCAGACATTGTTGGATTTTAGAACAAAGTATTGTTTTAAAATCGTTGTCGATATCGACGATTATTGGAAATTAGATCCGTGGCATATCCTCGCCGCCGGGTTCCCCTCCGCCGTAGTCGTCGATCATATCGCATCCGCTGATCTTGTCACGGTGACACACGAGCGACTCCGCCGGGCGGTGTTGATGCACAATCCGAATTGCGAAATACTCCCGAACGCCTTGCCGTATGGCGAGGATCAATTCACAATGCAAAAGGTGGCCGGGATCCATAAGGATGGAATCTTTGAGGATACAAAACGCCTCCGGGTGTTGTATGCCGGGGGGATCACTCACGAAAAGGATGTCGCGCTACTGCAAAACCCAATAAAGAGAATCGCGTCGGATACGTGGCTACGGGATCGGTTGTTTATGATTATGGCCGGATATGACGACGCGAATCCAAGAGTCACGCCGATATGGCACCGGATGATCTCGGACTACCTTTGCGGTTTCCGGATGGATGGATACGTCCGCGCTCCGCTGCCACCCGACCAATACATGGCATTTTACGCGGAAGCGGATATTGCGGTCGCGCCATTGGTCGAATCGACGTTCAACGCTTGTAAGTCAAATATCAAGGTATTGGAAGCCGGATGTAAAAACATCCCAATCATCGTTTCGAATGTTCCGCCATACGATGAATGTCCGCACGCGATCAAGATCGACCGACAACAAGATTGGTATCATACGTTCCGAAATCTCGCGAAGGATCCGCAATATCGATTCGACATGGGCGAGGCCAACGGTGCATGGTGCCGAGAGAATCACGATTTGAAAAAATGGAACGTCACACGTAAGGAACTCTATCAAACTATCATCAAATGACAAACGACGGAAGCGGGTGGCAACCCGCGAAAATTCATAAGAGCGCGTACATCCATAAAACGGCGGTAATTTACGAAAACGTGACCATCGACGCGGATGTCGTGATCGGCGCATATTGCATCATCGGCGCACCGCCAGAGTATCGCGGACGCGAATCGAACATGATGGGCGTACATATCGGCAAGGGAACGCGGATCACGGGATTGGTAACAATCGATTCTGGGAGCGAAAAGAAAACGTACATCGGGGAAAATTGCTACATAATGAAGCACGCCCACGTGGGACATGATGCTCATGTCGGGGACGAGGTGACGCTTTCATGTGGGGTCAAGATCGGCGGGCATTGCGTGATCGAGGACGACGTGAACATTGGATTGAATGCGGTGATCCATCAAAAGGTAACAATCCCGGCGGGATGCATGATCGGAGCGTCCGCTTTTGTCGGAATCAAAGCGCAACTCCAAAGGGGGCACAAATATGCCGGGGTCCCGGTTCGCATGCTCGGATTGAATGTGAAGTATGCCGGGGTGAAGACGGAAAAGGATGACGCGTTCGACGTGGCGGTATACGGCGCGTCGCTTATGCATAATTTTACGCATTCCGAGGTCGAGGCATTCACGCAAGGTGCGAACTTTGCAAAAGATTGGATCGAGCAAAAAAACAAAAAATGAGGGTACTCGTTGCGCTATTGGATTACTCCCGGCATACGTTCACAAAACAAGTCGTCGAGCATAACTCCGCGAATGCGGGGTGCGGTTTCGATCTTGCGACGATCGACGAGTTCGGGATCGCTCGGGCGTTAAATGTGGCGATGGAGCAGGCCGAACATTACGACGCGCTTTTCACGATGTCGAATGACATCCTCATGCCGGACGGATGGCTCGCTAAAGCGGTAGAGGCAGCCATGGCAATACCGGAAACCGGATGCGCGGCATTGTACACGGTGCAAGATCTCTACGCTGAAAAGATCATCGGAGGCGTGAAGGTATACCCGGGAGAGATAGTGTTCGGTAACGCATTGTATCCCCGGCTTGCGTTGACAAGCGTCGGACATTTCAATCAAATGTTTGATCCATACGGAATGCAAGATTCGGATTGGTGTCACCGCGCCCATGCAATGGGATTCACGAACTATTATATCGATGCTCCGCGATCCGAGCATATCGGACACGATGTCGGGCAAGATTCCGAATACCGGAGGATGAAAGATGCCGGGTTGCAAAAATGCGGGGAGGTATGGGGGAGGTCAACGGCTAAATACCAAACGACCAGAGAGTATCATATTTTTTATCCAGAGTACAAATGGCCGAACGTTGACGCAAATGTGAACCTATGAAAATTCAAGAGGTCAAAATATCGGAGGTCAAAGCGAACCCGAACAATCCCCGCATCATTAAGGATGAAAAGTTCCGGAAGTTGGTCGAATCCATCAAGACATTCCCGGAGATGCTGAAACTCCGCCCGATTGTCGTCAATGATGACATGATCGTACTCGGAGGGAATCAGCGATTGAGGGCGTGCAAGGAAGCGGGATTGAAGGTAGTGCCGATTATCAAGGCCTCCGAGTTGACGGATGACCAACAAAAGGAGTTCATGATCCGAGATAACGCATCGAGCGGATCTTGGGATTTTGAAGCATTGGCCAACGAATGGGACGCCGATATCTTGAACGATTGGGGCGTCGATGTGCCGGTATTCGATGACGCATCCGATGATGAGCCGGAGGAACCGAAAAAGGCCGAAAAATTGTGCCCTCATTGCGGGGAGGTTATTTGATATAAACAACGGAGGTACAACGGATGGCCACGAGGGTAAAGCAGAAGCACGGCGGGGAGATTATCAAACTCCAAAAAGGGGAAACGAATAACCCGAACGGTAGGCCGCGCAAGTTCGTTTCGGAACTCCGGGCGCAAGGATATCGCTTGGCAGAAGTGAACGATGCCATTCAGGTCATGCTATCCATGACGATCGAGGAACTCGGCGAGGTCTGGAAGAACCCGAAGGCGACGGTATTGGAAAAGACAATCGCGGCGGCAATACGCAAGAGTATCGAGAAGGGGTCGCTCTATTCTATTGAAACGCTCCTTACCCGAGTGTACGGAAAACCACGGGAATCGATCGACGTGAAGTCGGAGGAAAAAATAGTGATCACGCTCGGAAAATAATTTGTCCAAAACCAAAAATAAATTTGGAAGTTGTGTTGAAGATGTGTTATCTTTGATATATCAATCAAACGAAAAAACACATTTATGCAAAATTCAGTTCGCATTATTTGCGCAGTTTCTGTTGGTTATCAAATCAATAGTCTTATCGCATTGTCTCGCAACAAATGTTGGCATGATAACGATGGGTCACACATTTGGGAAGAGGAGTTTAAAAATTTAGCAGATGCAAGAGTTTTTCTTCGTGAAAGAGCGTATCAACTTGCATCAAATACGAACAAATTACATAAAATGCACAAAGAAATTTCATTACATAATCAACTTACATATAATGAAGTAACTGTATATATCAAATCAATTTAAAGAAATCGTCGGTTTAGAAATCTATCGGCTTAATTTACACACTATGAAAGATTTATTCGGGGATGAAATAATACAAGACGTAATACTACGCGACAAATTTATCGAGCCTCCATTTTCAATACTTGACACAAAACAGGGAGCATGGCAAGCGCGGAAAAAGGCATGGGTAAGAAAAGGCATCCGTAGCGATATTGGTCGCGAATCGTCCGTGATTCACATGGATACCAAAGCAAAAAAAAATAATTCAACCGATTACGTTTCGATTTTCGATCCGGCATTGTGCGAGGTTTTATATCGATGGTTTGTTCCGGATGGCGGAAAGATATTGGATCCGTTTGCGGGGGGATCGGTTAGAGGTATCGTTGCTCATTATTTAGGGTATAAATATACCGGGGTAGACATAAGACAAGAGCAAATCGATAGCAATCGAGAACAAGCGATGCAATTATTGGATATACGTAATCAGCCACAATGGTATGTCGGAGATAGCGCGCAGGTACTTGATGATTTCATTACGGAAAATATTTATGATTTTATTTTTTCGTGTCCACCCTATGGAGATTTAGAGGTTTATTCCGATATGGATGGCGATATATCGAATAAACCGTATCCAAAATTTATTGAGTTATACGAAAAAATAATTTTTAAAAGTTGCAAACTTTTGAAGAATAACGGGATGGCTTGTTTTGTCGTCGGAGAAATAAGGGACAAAAACGGACACATGAGGGGGTTCGTTCCAGATACCGTGAAGGCATTCGAAAAATGCGGCATGAAATTTTACAACGAAGCAATTTTGTTAAACCCAATCGCGAGCGCGAGCATGAGGGCGGAAGGCAATATGAAATCAAAAAAGTTGGTAAAAGTTCATCAAAATATCTTAATATTCATAAAGCCATGAAAGGAGAATCTGACATCGTTTCCGGCATCCAATCCATTCGCCGCGCTTACGATCATTGGCAAAGTTTCGTTCGGGAGCGTCCGGGATCACTCGCGGAGCGGATGTTCGGCGGGTACTGCAAACGTCTGGAGTGGATCGCGAATGATCTGTTATCATGCCCACATTTCCCCGATCTTGTCCGCGATGGCATCCGAAAGGAATGGCAATCGGATAATTTCAGCGTCCCGGCAATATCCGAAAAGGTGGCACTACTCCCCGTCGATCAACGGGCAATCGTGGAGGACATTATCGATCAACTCATTTCAGGCAAACAATTAGAAATCACAATCGAGGTCAAAGAATAGTGCAAATCCAGATCGCTAACATACCGCACCCGGCGCAACAAACCGTACTCGATTCATCGGCACGGTTTCGCGTTCTCATGTGTGGGCGTAGGTTTGGGAAATCACTCATCGCGCAAATCATCGCGTTGATGAAATGCGGAGAGGGTAAGAAAGTCGCATATATCACGCCGACCTATTTACTCGCCGGGGTATTTTTTGACGACATGGTGAAGGATTTGCCGTTGCAGATTTATCGGAACGGGAGCCTCAATCTAATCGAGTTCAACGGCGGATCGATTCGGTTTTTTTCCGGCGAAAATCTCGATCGCCTCCGGGGTTTAAAATTCCATCATGTAATCATCGACGAGGCATCGTATATCGCGGATCTCGAAAGCGGTTGGCTGAACGCTATCCGACCGACGTTGACGGATTATGCCGGGGATGCGTTGTTCCTTTCAACGCCACGCGGGAAAAACTATTTCTATTCTCTTTTCATGAAGGGGGACGCGTCCGACGGGGAATGGCAATCGTTTAAATATTCTTCATACGACAACCCGCACATATCACACATGGATATCGACGCGGCGCGTAACGGATTGCCCGACGCGGTATTCCGTCAGGAGTACCTCGCCGATCCGATGGACAACGCCGCCAATCCGTTCGGAGGAACCTATATCCGTCAATGCATCTATCCAATATCGACCGCGCCGCCTGTTTGTTTCGGCGTGGATCTCGCGAAGTCCGTGGACTGGACGGTAATCATCGGCATCGATGCCAATGGCGGGGTATGCCATTATGAACGATTCCAACGCGATTGGCGACAAACGAAACAAGCGATTTCTGCACTCCCACGCGTTCCGACGTTGATCGATTCTACCGGGGTCGGGGATCCGATATTCGAGGATCTCGCCCGAGATGGTCGTCCGGTGGAGGGGTACAAGTTTAGTTCGCAATCGAA